TGAAATCAAAAAGCTACTTTAACGATGTTACTTCGGAATGTTTAAAAACAAAACAAACAAACGTGCGCGCACAAAAACTAATACGGATACTGCCCAGGGAGACGGGGAACTCCAGTAATATTAGCAGTGTACACTGCGGGCGGGGCGCAAAGAATCCCCACGTCGTAATCATCACCGCGTGCCACGAAAGCGGCATACTTGGTGAGATCACCCGGGAAAGCCCCGTCGACACGAGAAATGCGCAGAGCACGGGACTCCGCAAAACGCCCGCTGGTGTTCAAAGAGGGGTAGTCCATCGTATAAACACAAGGGACGTAAAAAGGGACCTCCACCGACTGCTCCCCATTCAGCAAAGGAAGAAGGGGAGCGAGACTGTTCCACCCGGCCGCACCAGCGTTCGAATTAGAACGACCAGAAGGCCAAAGCCTCTCCTGCTGCAAATAAGCAGGGACAGTGTCGGAGGAAATGACCTTATACCGAATGGAACCGCGGTGAGCCATAAAAATGGCATTCAGAAAAGAGGTAGTGGTGGCAAGCTCACCAGAATACAGTTGGGGAGGATAAATCACTCCAGTACCAACTGTTACCTGCTGGTAACGCTTGGCCATGTCAGTAAAAGAAACGAATTGCTCACCCATGCACACTCCAGAATCAATGGTGGAAGAAGCTGGCACAAGTGCCGCTAAATCAATCGGAGCCTCCAACATACGACTGGGAGAAGATGTGACACGGGTTTGCGGAACCACGGGAGTGAACCAGTGGTTATTAATAGAAACAGTGGGCCCAGCAAACTGGAAATTCGGCGTAATAGAATTAAACGCCACCAGGGTGATAACACCACCGGTCTCAACATCCGCCAGGCGGGCGCGGTTAACCACGCTGACAACGATGGTTCCGTTCATGTAAGCATCGGGAATTTCGCGAGTCGTGTTGCCAGCAATGGGCGGCCGGAAAAGATTGCCAGAAACCTTCCAATACGCATCGGAAAGGTAAGGCACAACAAACTCAACGGTGGTATCACCAACGATGTCAACAACTTGGCTGATGACGTCGCCGGCAAACCCGCCGGACACGGAACCCGCGTTAGCAACAAAATCAGGAACCCACGAAATGCGCACGCGAGCGGTAGCAAGCTTAGGAGCGATAAAACGAAGCATGAACTTCATGTCACCTCTCCACCACTGGAAAAACATGCTCGTATGAGCAGCCAAAGTAGGGTACATCACGTACGGCGCAGCAGTTGGGCCCGCAGAAGTAGACTTGGCACAAATACCGGGCGTCACCGGATAAGTGGCAATAATGCCATCGGGCCCAAGGGTATCGGTGAAAGTGGTAATATCAAAAAGAGAATACCTAGTAGACAAATGGGCCAACTTACCCTCGTCGGGATGCAACTTAAAAAGCGCAGAATCGCACCCAATTTGGTTGTCGACCATTGTCGCCAATGAAAGGGAAGAATCAAGACCATCCACGAGCGACATGTCCATTCCAGGAACTGGTTTAACCACGGTAGCAGCCTCACGAGTTCGGGGCTTGTCATACCCGATCTGCTTGAGACCACCGCCAATAAAACCAAACACCTTGCTAGCGAAACTGGCAGCCGTGCCGATAACAGGCACGTCCTTCAGGCCGCCAGTGAAAGCACTGGCTGCTAAAGCAACGCCAGAAGCTAGGTGCTTCTCAGATTTCGTGACAGCCTCACGCTTAGCACTCTGAGCAATGACAGAAGCTGACAAATTGCCACGAGCCACATAAGCGGGGCGATCGGCGGCCAAAAAACCAGCCACCTGAGGCCGCTCGAAAGAAGCAAAAACTGAAACGTCCAGAACGGGATTGGTAGTAGAGTGAATCATGCGCAGAGGGCTGACCACCCTAATAACAAAACAACCAATGTTAGGAATGCCAGTGCCATTGTAAGATGCCAAATCAATGTAAGCTGTCGGGATCTTGCAAGGCATAACGAACTCAACAGGATCGGAAGCGCTGGCCGAAACAATGGCAGAGGGATTGGAACTCTGCGTATAAACATTTCCGAACTTCGCAAACAAAGACCCATTAGCATTGTTAGCAATCCATGTGGGATCATAGTTAGGAAGCCAAGAAACAAGAAGAGCACCGTAATGGTAAGGCGTAGAATTGATGCGCAGAGAAACCTTCACATCCGCCCTAAAATACCGAAAACGCTGCAGCTTAGCCCAAATGGTGGGCTGCGCAAAAAGCATGTCCGGCATAACGTAAGCGGCAATGCAGGCCCCGCTGGCACTGGCGCCGCTCCACTGAAAAGTGGCAATCTCGTAATTGCGCGACAAAACATCAGTAAGAGAAGGAGTTGGATACACAACGGGAATAACGGAAACAACACTAGAAGAAGACCCCACAGCAGGAGCCTGATCAACGAAAGCAGTGTTCACAGTATCGTGAACAACAGAAGCGGTAGAATCAACGGAATCGAGGGAAGCAGTCCTGAAAATACTCACGATTCGGCAGAACAAGGCCTAACGTGAGGAGATGGTACCTTTATTTATACAGGCGACAACTGTTGGGGTAAACACCCCTCCTGTCCCCACCACCATCTATGGTTAAGGGGCTAAAAGATGGGTTTAAAATAAACCCGACACGTCGGGGGTAAGAGTGGCCCGTGCGCAAGCCAACTCATGGGCCAGGCCGGCTTCACGCACGGCCTCAACCCACACCCGCTCAAATCTCTCACGATCCTCGTCCGGAAAATGCTTCAGCTCCACCAATACACTGCGGAACGTGGACAAGATGACCTCGTTATCCTTGTGGTTGGGAAAGTAAAACATGGCTCGCCACAAGACATCCTCTGGAAGAGGGGCTGCAAAATTGCGGTTCTTGGCGATAACGCGCTTACAGATCACGACCTCTTCCAAAGGGGTAAACGTGGCAATGTCCGAACTCTTGTGGGCATCGGTATACTCCATGCCAACGCGCCGACAAAAATCGGCGAATGAACGCTGGTTGAAAAATGCGGCTTCGTTAGAAACGCTCAGCCAGCTATCATCGCCGACAAACACGTTGCGCACGTGGTCGTCGTACCGAAGACCGGGGCAAATCTCGCAAAAGGCAGTGCGATGTAAAACCGCATTAATTAGCCCATTGCGTTCAATGGTAAGAGGGTGCCCACTAGGATTGCTCCCGTCGACAACAAACCACACATCGCCCGCCACGTAACAAGGCATCTCACACTCGGCCAGGAAAACTTGAGTCATCTTGACCATAAGATCCACACCATTGAAACGAGGTTCAACAAACTCTTCGCCAACACTAGAGAAAATGTCTCGGAGCTCATCCAAGAATTCTGACATGTCGGCTTCAAAAGACTCCTTGCGCGACGCGAACAACTTAATCCACTCAACAATCACGCAATTGGCAATGTGGCTGGCAGCGCGCGGCACAGTGCGGTCGTACCCACTGAAGTCCCCATTCATATGATTGGGGTGCTTGGTCATGCGGTTATACAACAAAGCAACCTCCAACCTATTGTGGAAATTAACCGCGAATGCATCGCCACAAACTGTTTTGTTCGTGCGCACACTCATTTGGTACTTTCCCGTGCACACTCTGCTGAGAATTTGCTGGTGTATGGCGCCGGCCGCAATGGTGCGCGTGGATTTATCCGCCTTAGGTGTGGGTCGAACCTCATCCTTAGGGTAAACGACGTACTTAAACATCTCCTTAAAAGGAGCAATGGCGGATTGGAAAGCATCCAGATCATCAAACGAGGGTAATCCAGCGTTGATGACCATGAAGAGCGTCTTGAACATTAATACGAGCTGTAACGCTAAAGGCTGCGAACCCTTGTCGCCAACAAACTCGTAGGTGCCGTCTCCGGGTACCCGCAGCAAACCGCGTTTACCCCCAGCACCCGTGGCAGGTTTCACGACGCCCGTAGAAAAAGGGTGCCCCGGGGACGTGCCCAATGGGATGGCTCCCAAAAAGCCCGGCACACCAACTATGGCATCAGACACCTTCAAAAACGAAGGAAGATGGAACTCGTTCGGCGGGCACTTCTCATGAACCACGCCATTAATGACGGTTTCCCGGTGCGCGTTAAAAATGTCGCTAACCTCAGCGGTTGCAGTCGGTCCATACTTGTCAATAGCTCGGGGAACAACAAGGCTGCCATCAGGGTGGCGCCACAAGTAGGCCAGGAGGCCAGCGTCGTAGCCTTGCAAGGCCATATAAGACGCTACGACATCGTTGTTAGCGGGGTGCAAAGGACTGGGGTGGAAAGCGCTCTTATTCGGCATGGAGTATTTGAGCGTAGTTAAACCACCGGCCTTAAAAGTGCCATTAGCCAACTTGTCTAAAACCAAGCTGTGCAAGGCGCTCTTCGATCCTGACTGGGCAACAACTTCCGACCTATCGCTCTTAAGGATGTCAACAACCTTCTCTAAATCCTCCTTGTAAAGGGGGACCGCGTAGGCGGTGTAGTTCGGGCGCGTCTCGCGTCCGGCCACATGCATAGCCCAAATCTGCGTTTGGGCAGCAGCATACCCCTCCGATACATACAAGGAACCACAATCGCCAACCGTTGTTTCAAACTTAACGGGCAACTGGTACTCGTACACGTTAGGCCTAAACAGGTACACCGATCCTGAACCAGGAACCACATAATCAGTGACGCCTAGTTGGGCGGCGCGATGCACCTGTGTATCCCGCAGGGCCATGCCACCAGAACGCCACGTGCGCAAAACGACACCACGCGTAGATATGTTGCGCCGACGTTCGTGGTCGGCGCGCGTGGCTAACATGCCAAGCATGCTCTTACCCGGCTCGAAGCCAGGAAAGTCGGGAAAGCTGACGTAGGCAATATCCTGATTCGGCACGGCGATGACCCGCAAATCCTTGGTGGACAATGTGTACACTTTGTCCCCTTGGGTGATGCGAATCTCACCCACCAACTCCGTATCAAAAGTGGTATCACCATCCTCATCATGCCTTAACAAAGGTGAAAAGAAATGAAAGGGAACGGCTCCGATTCGGTCGTGCAACAAACAGCATTGCACAGCAAAAGTGTCGGAACCTAGCACCATCTCTAATGTGAGATACCTGCGTCGGTCATCAAGCTTGGCATTCTGTGCCACAACTGGCACCATAGATACTTCCCTCATGCCGCCGCGAACCAAATGAATCGGTTGCTGTTGCCGAGGCTTGGCCTCAGTGGGGTAATAACCCTGAGCAAAAACAACGTCACGGTTCTTGGCAAAATAAACGCTGACGGAAGCGCCCAAAGCGGCGAAAGCCAAAATAGCAGCCGCTTGTCCCACGGTCACACCGCAAGCCAGCTCTTTCTGAGCCTGCGAGCGCGCGCAATCCATAAAACGTTCAATGCCACTACGCAAACGACCGAAAATAGTTTCCGGTACAGCATCAAATGATGCGTCTAACTCTATGACTTCTCGAGGTGAGGTGCCGTCGGGGCTGGTGGGTGATTGCGGCGTCTTAGGCCAAACCCGCTCAGAAACCGCAGAGAAAATACGCTTCGCAAACATCTGTGGCTGAACGGTTAATGCGCCAGCGGCGCTGATCACCCTATCCAGCTCAACAACGCGCGATGCATCCGATCCATCAGAGCCCGGGGTAGAACTAGGCGACAACGCCGCTGAACGACGAAGCGCTCTAATTCCCTCCTCCGAGCCCAACGAAGGGGCCGGTGCCGACAAGCTTCGGTCAAAAGCTTGAACGACCGCGGCAGTCGTACCGGAGGAAAGAGAACCACCGGCTGTAATATGGGCAGTAATAGTTTGGTAGGCTAAACGATCCACGTCAGAAGACGTAGCGCTCGGTTCGCTTAGCAAACGCCCTACATTTACCGGATCATCCCATTCAGCCAACTGTGATTTGGCCCGGCGAGCGGTATCCAGGAGATTAACGACCTGTGAAAAAGTATACACGCGGCCGTCAGGGTTCTCCTGGTCAGAACAACGCTCCAAGCAATCAACGCCATCACGAGTTTTTCCCGGACGGTAAGCCACGAACTCCCAATTAGTATCAAGCTCCTCAAGGGTCAAATCCGGACTACCCAAGCGACCGGAACGAATCAAATCGCCAGCAGGGCGCACATAAAACACGAAGCTCTCCTTGCGATCGCGATCGCCGAAGCGTGAAAGCATGGCTTCCATAGAAGTAACGCACTTCGTCAAATTAGCGCCAAAGGTATATTGAGGCGCATTTAACGTGGAGTCTGGCATGTTGCAAGTGGCTAAAATGTAAGAGGACGTGTAATATGACCTCTTCAAAGACAAATCAGCCATCGGCACATTGTAGGGCATGGGAGAGCAAGCACTAAACATGAAGCCAGTCTCCTTAGTGAGCTGAGTAGGGTCCGCAATCTGGAAAACGTCGTCCATTAAAGTGACGTACTGTCCAGCGTACCCATTAAAATACTCGACACCTCGCGGAAAGCACCACTTCTGATCGGCAAAATTCGCGCACTTGACGCCACCCTTGTGAATAAGAACGTTGGCCATGAGACCAATAGCTATCGTTTTACCACACTTAGGCGGGCCAAAGAATAACGCGGGAATAGGAGCCTCGCGGCTGCCACCCGGGTTCAAGTATTCGAAGATCTCCGCTGCCAGTGTGGCCAGGCTAGCGCCTAGGTTGCGCGCGTTGGCGGCAACAACCTTGTCCTCAACGGAAACCAGCTTGTCATACAAGGGCATCCAATCAGCTATGTAATCACGCCTGAATGAGAAAAGCGCAGTGAGCAGGTCGGCCCGCTCCTTAGACACGTTAGAAAGCTTGGAAGCTTGAGCAATGGTTGTGCGCGCGGCTTGATGGCGCTTAACCCAATGCGCAAGTTTATCACGCAAAGGCTGCAATTCATCAACCGTCCACGGAGAGCCAGTAAACTGCAACCAAGCCCATTCGAAAAAGGCCTTAAAAGCCTTACAAATGGTCTCAGAAGCCTTAACTATGCCATTAAAGGCCCCAGTGGCGGTGACAAGTCCCTTAAAAGAAGGAGAACTTAAAAAATTGCCAACCACGCCTAGGCCCAAGGCGGCCAAAGCGGGCGGTAACATCTCAAGCCAGGCCGGCGTAGACCCGCTTTGCGGTTGAACACCGTTGTAGAAAGTGTAAGCACGAGCCAGCAAATCAGAAATGCCGTTGACCTCAGCTTGGTACTTACCCCACCGCATAATTTTAAAAGCGATGGAAATCCGCTTGGCTATAGGATCATTGCCCTCAATGACGTGTGCGATAGCCGAAACAAGATCAGCAACAAAAGTCTTAATCCCGAGGGAACCACTAGGGTAACCAAGGTTAAGCAAAGCCGCGTCGCACTGAGCTTGAACGTAATTGGTAGAGCTTGTCAGGACGCCCCTTCCAATGCGGTTCTCAGCGGAACGGCGCCACTCAGAGGGACTCAAACAGCTCAACACGCGCTTCATTTGGGGTTGGGCAAACTGGAGTTTAACCAGCTTGCGAACGCGCTTCTTAAGCGCATCCGTGTTCAATCCCCGAGACGCACGAGCTGAACGCTCGACCATCCGTTCAGCGCGATTCTGCAAGCGCTCCAAATGTATTTTGTGAAGCTCGCGCTTGGCAGCATTTACCTGCGCCTGGTGATATGCGGCCATGGTAGCAGTAAGACGATACTGTTTGGGGATACTGGGAATTCCTTTTCCGTTCTTCCCGATACCCTCAACCACTTCATAATACTGCTCCAAATCCTCAATGTACGCTGGACCACCTGGACTTGCGGCACGGTGGACGCGGTTGTCCCGAGTAGGATTCTGCAAAACCCACTCAAGGACTTGCTTACCGCGCTTCTCATCAACTCCTAAGCGCTTGCTAAAAAGCTGCGCCGACACACAACCAAAATCCCCAGCCACGGGGTTGCAATCACGCCCTGATTCGATGTTGTTCGAAATCATTGTCATAACCGTGAAAATTTTTGTTTTTCTTTTTATTTAAAGTAAACAAATAGCCTCATCAGTAAAATCAGTGCTGTTAACGAGCATTCAAGCCTCCGAGATTGCATCGGAGCTCTATCGCTTTCGCATAGCGAACACCACGGAGTCAGCTTCCGGGGGGTTGGCGACCCCTTCGGTACGGGCCCACCCAACACGGGGTGAACAAATTGGCCCTAGGACTTTCAACAATGGTGCTATCGTGGACGGGCATGCGCAATCCGGCTAAGTACGCCCGCGTCACCAGGATGCGCGATCGTTGGGATTGATATTATCTTTCTTGTCCAACGACAACAACACACTATGACGTATAAAACCGGACCTAAGCATTACCACGATCCGCCATAAAGGCGGTTTGCATGACACGCAGTCACCGCGGAAGATTACTCCCCACGTCGCTCAGCCACTAATAGTACAAAACAAGACGAACACTACCGTGACAAACAAACAAATAAACAGAGTTAAGACAGGACCGCAAAGTGGTCACCAAAAAGATTCTCATGGGGCGCTACTCCAGCAAAAGATGAATTTGAACAGTTGCAGCTGTTCAACACACCATCTTGC